TTTAAGTCTTTCAAACACAAAGCCTTTCAACTTCGCTGAATCTTCCTTCATTGCAATCGCATACTTGGCTTTTTGTTCAGCCAACTGTTTACGATCTTCGGCAAATTCAGCAATTTCCGCCTGTAACTTTTCATTAACCATAGCATCGATGGCTTCTACCATCTGTGCTTTGTCATGTTCATATTTCTTCGCAAATTCTTCGCGAAGTTCTGATGTTACTGCGTGTTTGTTTTCCTCCACTTTTTGGTTCCAAGCGGATTCAATCTCTGCTCTGATCTCTTCCGAAATTGCGTTGTTTTCGAAGAGTGATTTCAGTGCATCTAACATTTATTTTCTCCTACTATTTGAGTCCGTTGATTATGTTAACCAACGCCTCTTTTAGATATTTTTGTGCCTTTGTGTCCCTTGCTGTTTGTAACGCCTTATATCCACCTTTAGAATTCATTAACTGTTCGTAGATTGGAGTTGGATAGGCTCCTGGTGCACTTGGTTGTGCAACAACATCTACTGTAATAATTTCAAAATCTGATACTTGTCCGGATCCGTCCTCTTTAACATTACCAGATCCCCTACTAGAAACACCAAGTTTAACTCCGCTTTGTAGCATTGTTTCAACTAGTTTTCCCATAGGGGTCGGTAATATTTTTAATTTTCCGTATCCGTTTGGACCTTCCATCCACATATCTGTTAACATATGGCTGACTCTGTCCAAATTAATGTTAAGACCTTCCGGATGATCAACTTCGCCTAACACTGAATATCCACCAGTTATTTGGTCGTTAAGTGTGCTGACAGCCCTACTGATCTCACTCACGGGATATACTCTCTGGTTAGCGTTCTTCACACCACCTTGTATACAAATACCCTTCATGTAAAGGGATTTTCCGTTGTTTTCATCTTTGGACTCAACGACTATTTTTGCTTGGTCGAAGGTCAGCGTCTCACGTAATGATAACATCCTTTATATCCTAACGGTTATTAACTGCCCAATGTTGACTTTGAAGCAGAACCGTCATCATCTGCTTTAGTCTGAGCCTTTGGTGCCGCACTCATTTTAGCCTTTGCACCTGGTTTGTTAACATTGCCTGCATCTTCTTCTTTAGCCGCTGGTGCTTTAGAACCTGCTTCTTCACCACCTTGTGCTATATTGCTTGAAGATCCACCCATGTCATTTTTACCAGCAACTGGAGATTTAGAATTATCTGAACCGTCAGTGTTTGATGCACTTACTTTGTTCACATACTCTCTAATTTCTTCTGTTGCAGTTTTTGGTGCTTCTTTTGACTCAACTGCTGGTTGGTCACCAAGTTCGGGAGCAACTTCTACTTCTCCCTCTGCTGATTGATCTGCGATTGCTTCGTCTTCTTTCTCTTCGTCGCCTTCAGAGTCTTCGTCGTCGCCTTCGCCATCTTCCTTGTCTGACATCATTTTTTCAAATTCTGCTTTAAGGTCATCAATAGCATCTTCTAAATCAACAACTCTGTCTTCGATGTCTTCTTCACCGTTTTCATCGTTGCCTTCTTCGCCTTTGTCTGCTTCGATATCACCGATCATATCATCAGTTGCATCTCCACCGTGTGCTTCTGGCGAAATTTGTTGCTCAGCAGGGATTTCAGCAGTTTCTTCTGCTTTCTCTTCTGCTTCATCAGTAGATACTTCTTCAACTTTGTCTTCTGCTTTTTCAGAATCGTCTGCTTTTTCTTCTACAGCGTCTTCTTCTTTTTCAGAAGTTTCAGTTTTTTCTTCTACAGCATCTTCTTCTTTTTCAGAAGCGTCTGTTTTCTCTTCTACTGCTTCATCTTTTTTATCTTCTTTGGCTTTTGCTTCAGTTTTTTCTTCAGTTTTTTCTTCAACTTTAGCATCTTCTAAATCGCCTTCAAGAAGATTTTCATAAATCTCTCTTGATTTTTCTACAACAATGTCGTGGAATAACTCTTCTGCGCCTTGTTTGTCATCGGCTACGAGTTTTTCTAACATTGCTTCGAACTTATTTTTTTGTTCTGACATCTGTTTTTCCTCCGTAAGTTAAGATTATAGTTCTGTCAAATATTATTTAGTTTTAATTAGCCAAAACGGTAGGTAATAGGCCCAAAATGGCCCTGTTTATGGCAGGTTGTGTGTATTCTTGAACTCAGAAATAGTAATCTCACTGTAATTCGCGTATTTGTGTAAATCTTGCGCCTTGAACGTCGATTTACCATCTCTGACTACACGTATATATCTCTTTAATGGATTTTTCTGCAGAATAATGCAAGTTTGACGCATCCAATTACCGTGGTAGGTTGCAACGTCTGTGCTTTTCTTGTAGTTCTTGGTGTCGGCATATAGGTTGTTTAACTTGCCTTCCCTTGTGCCAACGAAGTCCCAACCCAATAGATATAGTCTTGTGTGGGCATTTTTAGTGGCAAGGTGCAAGGCAGTTGGTCCAGAACTCCAACCAAGGGGTGGTGAAAAGTAATTCAACTTCTTAAACTTCTTAAAGGCTCTGTTTTCGTTGGTCCATACAGGCTTTTTGTATTGATAGTTCTCCCCACATATCTCAAATATCATCTTGGCATCAACAGCCACTAGATAATCGGGATCAAACTCTCTGAACACGGCATTGCAGGCATATATTTTGCCATAATCTCGCAATGGTTCTAAGGCAATTCCTTGCCTACTTGTGCCGTTGCCTAGCACAAATGCTGTTGACATGGTTAAATCTCTGCTTGTTGGTCCGCAGAATACATTTTTCTGATGAATTCTAATTCTTTCTCTTGCTCTTCTTTATGAAATTCGCCTGCCATTCTGGCTCTGTTGATCTGCTTCAGTGTTAATCTTGTCTTACGTGTATCATCTTTTGACACAATAGATTGGTCATCGCTTGGAGAATAACCTTTGTTCTCTCCATTTTCCAATGTATTTTTATCGAAATAAAAAAGTTCTCTCAGTATCATGACAATATTTATGTAGTAGGAGGAGTTTGTCCACCAGTGCCGCCTGTTTGATCAGGTGTTGGTGTTGCTGTACCAGTACCACCTATCGGTGATTGTCCGCCTGCAGGTTCATCTCCTGTTTCTGCTTCTTGATCTACGTTATCTAAATCTTGTTGTATGCCTGCTCCACTGATTCCTGCACTTCTCAATTCGCCTGTGCTTTCAGTAGGTTTAGCACCTAAAGTATCATCATTCTCTTCTCTCCACAGTCTTTCATTTTCAGCCATTTCTTCTTCTGTCAAGCCTAAGAATCTCATTAATGCGTAACGTTTGCTTACGTGTGGCACTGCTGACAACTGTGTAAATGTTGATATTCTTTGATTATCTAGTTCTGCTTGTCTGTATGATGCAAAATTCATTGGTGGTTGCATTTTCAAATCAAACATTGATGTATCAATATTGATTCCTTTTTCTAACAAGTATCTTTTAAATTCTTGATTAAACTCTTCTACTATTAAGTTTTGTAATCTTTCGCAATATTTGTTAAATCTTAACTCTTGGATGTATGCTGTGCCCACTCTACCGTCATTGTATTGACTGTTTGAATCATCTGCTCCTGTTGGCAAGTATGAACTTGGTATTCTTAAACCTCTAAACAATTTATTTGTAAAGAACTTGAGGTCATCAATCTCGCCTAAGTTTGTACCACCAGGCAGTGTTTCAACTTTAGAACCTCTACCTTCAGCAGTTTGCGGGAAGAAGTAATCTTCGTTTGTGGATAATGGATTGTATGCTGAATCAATTACACTTGTTCCACCACCTGTTGCACTTGGAATACGTCTTTGGTGAATTTCTGTTTTAACTCTTTCAACAAACTGCATTGCAAGGTGACTTGGCATATTACCAACGTCAATGTAGAACACACGTCTCTCGGGTGCTCTTTGTGTTCTGTAAATTATAATTGCGTCTTCTAATAATTCTTTTTGTTTAAACACTTTAAACACTGCTTCAAGCAATGAATTACCAAATGGGAAATTGTTATCTAATCCTTCAGACAAACTTAAATGTACAACGTGTTCAGAATCAACTGCAATTTCTTTCATACCAGTTGAAAATCTTGATCCAGATGATGTTGCATAGTCATGACCACTTGCTCCTACGTAACCTCTTGCACCGCCTGTCAAATATCCAGAGCCACCACCTGTCACATTGCCTGTTGTTTGATATGGTGTTGTTGCAACCATGTTTTTAAAATTAAAATTTATATCTTTGACAATGTATTGTTCAGGAGTTTTGCCTGTGCTTTCATTAACAATAATTTTTGTTACTTTTGCAGGATCAACATGGAACCATTTTTTAGTTTCAGGGTCTCTTATAAAAAATGCATCGCCATACTTGAACACATTACGTAAAATTTTAAACATTCTTTTGTTGAAGTCATTCATTTTACACCATTGTTGCAGGTATTGTTTTAATATTTGCACTTCAGAATTAGTTGCTCTCTGTTTGAAATGCATTTTAAATACTGTGCTGTTGTTAGGATTTTGCTGACTGCAAAATTCTGCAAGTATATCTAAAGCCGCATTGACCTCAGAATCTAAATCCATTGTGTTGTATTGTCCGTATCTTTCAATCCTGTTTGGTGAACCTGTGTACACATCAGGTAGATACGATGAATAGTTTGTTCTTGCCGGACCGGCTGTACCAGATGCTGTTGATCCCATCGGTGATGCATTGCCTGTAACATCTGTGCCTACTGGGACCTGTGTAAAATATCTTTTCCAACTCATTTTTTATCCTACGTATTATAAACGTTTGAATTCGAAGTTTTTCTCGAAATGTTTTTGTTACTGTTTGCCACGTCTTCCATTACCAGTTTTATTTCTGCAAGTAGTGTACTTATTCCATCTAGTTTATCTTGACTGCTTCTTCCGGATGATGTAATTGCTCCGCTCATGTTTGTATTCACTTCTCTAAATGCTCCTGCTAATTCTTCTAACTTTGTAGTATATAATGATAATTTGTCTTTGTCAAGATCATCTAGTGCTTCAGACATACTTTTGGCATAAGTTTTCATTCCAGACACAGCAGTTGCCAAATCAACTGGATTAGCAACACCAGAAACCAAAGCCACCATCAATTCTTTTGTTGCCGAAGCAACATCAGACAGGTTTTTGCCGTCTACGTTGTTGAATGTTTGCAATCCTTTTCCAATTGCGGCAATACCTAAACCAGCACCTGCACCCGATAAACCTAATAGTGCACCAATTCCTAAACCAGCAAACAGTCCACCTTTTGCCACTGCCGGACCTGCCGCACCTAATGCCTTTGTGCCAGCCACTGCCGCACCCGCACCACCACCTCCACGTAATGAAAATGACGGGATCAGTTTGTTCAAAGCACCGAACACTACTTTTAATCCTACCGCGGCAAGTTTTAACGTGTAAAACACACCAACAAGTCCAGCCGCCGCTCCTATTAATTTGCCAAAGCCAAGTGGCAATTCGGCTAAAGGTTTAGTAATTGCGTTTATTCCAATAGCCACAATACCAAGACCTTTCGCAACAAGTTCTGCCGCTGGTGCTAGAAAA